TTCCCTGCTCATCCAGGATGTGAAGATTTTTACATTTCAAAGAAATGTTATTGGCTTACAGTAATTGGCAATGATGGAGAACCAAAACGTACTACTGTTCTTGATTCAAAACTTCATGGTGGAACAAAATGGGATTTAATTGAAGAATATACAAAATTTGCCAAAAGGAAATGGAGTAAAGATGTAGATAAACTTGAAGCTATTTCAGGAACCGGCATGAAGTCAAATAGTTTGAATCCTCAATATTCTTGGTTATGTTATGCTGATAGAGTAATTGGCGATGATCCACTTCGTGCAAAAATTTGGGAATTCAAAAAGATGGTTCGCGATTTGCTTAATAAATTAGCATTTTCAGAAGACGAAGATGATGCTATTGAAGTTGATCCGTTTACTGACGTTGATGAAGGTCTTCCTGTAATGGTTAAATACATGAAGAATCCTAATAAGAAAAAGGGTGAAAATTATTACGAAGTTTCGTTTCCCAAAAAAACATCTGCTCGTCCTTTGACTGATGATGAAATTGAATATTTTATGTCTTTGAAACCACTTACTGAAGTCATTTCAAAATATGGTATGAAAGATTTTGAAAAAGCTCTTGAAGGGCTACAAAATTTTGATGAAGAGCATGAAATTGAATTATTTGAAGATGACGATTGGTTGGAACATGTTGAAGAAATTAAAGCTCAATATGATGTTGAATCAGACGATGAAGATAGTAAATCTTTTAAGAAAAAAACTTCTAAAAAAGTCTTAAATAAAGAAGCAGACGAAGACGACGAAGAAGATGAAAAACCTGTAAAAAAATCTTCAAAACCTGCTGTTAAAAAAGTAGAAGTAGAGGAAGAAGAGGAAGAAGAGGAAGAAGATAAAGATATTTCAGATGAGCTTGATTTGGACGATCTTGATAGAGATGGTTTGAAGAAATATATCAAAGATAATGGACTTGAAATTTCTATTAAAAAATCTATGTCTGACGATGATATTCGGGAAGCTATTCTTGAAGTAAAATCAAATGAAAAAGAAGATGAGTATGAAGATGAAGAAGAAGAGCCAAAAGCAAAAGTTTCTCTGAGTGATATTCGCAAGAAACTTGCGGGCAAATAAAATAATTCATCTATTTGTTGTTGATTAATTTTAAACCAGCGATTGAAATATATCGTTGGTTTTATTTTATAAATGTTAAAAAAATATGAACAAAAATATTATTGATAAAATAGTACAAAAATTCAATAGCGAAGATATTATAAAATTTTCTGATAAAGACGGATTTAAAGACGTAAAAAGTTGGTCGCATACAGGTAGTCCTTCGCTTGATTATAATCTTCACACTTTTGGGTTACCTACTGGCATTATAGAAATTGCTGGAAAAAGTAGGAGTGGTAAAACAACTCTTGGATTAATGGGGATGAAATACTTTTTGAAGGAAAATCCGGAAGACGGAATAGCTGTTATTCTTTCAAGTGAAAATAGGGATAATAAAGAATATGCCTTGCAATTAGGAATGCCAATCAATAGGATAATCATTGTTAAAGTGAAATATGTTGAAGCTATGTTTATGCAAGTCAAAAAATTAATAATGGATGCCGACGAGATAATGAAAGAAATGAATATGAAACCTAAATTCTTTTTCATGTGGGATAGTCTCGGAGCAACTCTTTCTAAAGCAGAACTTGATACTATGGAGGAAAATACTAAACTAATGGAACAACAACTTCATAAAGGTACTGAAATTGAAGATATAAAATTGAAAAACGAAAAAATGATGTCTTTTGCTAAAGAATCTAAAAAATTCGCAAAGTCTATTATGTCTGAAATGTACACTCATGCTATTCATTTTGTAATTCTTAATCATCAATATGAACAAAGTACAATGGGCATTACAGTCAGAAAATCTACAGGAGGCGAGTGGGTAGAATTGCTTCCCTGTTTGAGGCTTTCTTTAAAACTTAAAGAACACGAAAAAATAGATGATGTGGAAATAGCTCAAATTACAGAAGTAAAAATTGTGAAAAATGATTTTGGCAGTCGTAAAAAAACTGATATAAGAATATTACTTGGATATGGCATAATTCTTTCACAAGAAGATATTGATTATGCTTGTGAAGTTGGAATAATTAAGAAAGAAGGAGCTAAAAAAATGATTTTCATGGATGGTAAATTAACTTGGAGTTCTCCAAGAGAATTATTTAAGAATTATTATGAACATAATAAATTTTTGACTATTTTACATAATAAAATTAGAAAATCTATGAAAAATGATTTAATTGAATTGCGTAACAATCTTATGAAATATGCCGATAATCAAGAAGAATAAAGTAAAAAATTTTAATTTAACAAAGTTTATTTTTTTTAAGGAGCGAAATTTTTTAAATAATACAAATGAATACGTATGAAAAAACAAGCTATCGGGATACTTGTAAATGATATTCATTTAGACAAAGACAATGGGGAGTTAGTGAAAAATATTTTCAATCAACTTATTAGTCTTTGTAAAGAATATAACACCAAAAGAATATTTTGTGGAGGAGATGTTTTTACAAATCGTTCCGGACAGCCTTTACAATGTTTAACTGATTGGAAGGATATATTACAATTATTGACTAATGAAAATATTGAATTACATATTATTCCAGGAAATCATGATAAAACTGATAGCGACGATGAAAAAAGTTATTTGGATGTTTATTCTGAGCCTTGCGTTAATCTTTATCGGTCTGGTGTTAGTAAGTTTATTGACGGTTGTGTCGTTACTTTTATACCTTATTTTAAAGATGAAAAATGGTTGGAAGAATATCAAAAAATTTTTAGTCAGATTAAAGAATATTTCGTTGAACATGATACAGATTGCTCTTGGCCTATGATATTAATAACTCATTCAGGTTTTGATGGAGTGGTAAATAACGATGGTACAAAAGTTTCATCTATTATTAAACCTTCTATGTTTGAAAATTGGACTAATGTTTTAATTGGACATTATCATAATGCTTCTAAATTAGCGGACAATGTTATATATACTGGTTCTGCTTATCAAAATAATTATGGAGAGAATATCACTGATAAAGGTTTTACGGTTGTATTCAATGACGGTTCAATTAAATTCGTTCCTTCTAAATTTCCCAAATATATCAAAGAAGTCATTGATGCTAATGATAAAGAGACTTTGATGAACTTGTTAGAGAAATACGAAGGAGAGGAGTTTGATCATATTCGTTTCATATTTAAGGGCAAAAAGACAGATTGTCAAAAAATCAATATTGCTGAAATACAAGGAAAGTATGGTATTGATTGTAAATTTGAATTAACTGAAACAACCGAAGCTATTGAGATATCTGAATCTGATAGCGTATTATCTTATAATAAGGAAGCAATAATAAAGGACTTTTTAAAGTTTTGCTCAGAAAATAATATAAAGAAAAGTAAATTTAAATATGGTTTTGATTTAATAAAAAAAATGAAAAATGTGGAATCCAATTAAAATTGAGATATACAATTTATTTTCTCATAAGGAGTCGATATATTATTTTAAGAATAATTCTTGCACTGTTATTTTCGGTAAAAATGAAACTGATAGAGGTTTGGAAAACAATGGCGCAGGTAAAACAACTTTATTGGAAGCAATTTGTATAGCTCTTACAAATGAAAGTTTAAGAACTATAAAAAAGGAAAGTTTCATCAATAGAGACGAAGACGATTGTAAAATTATTTTTGATCTTCACAATCCAGTTTTGAAAATGAAACTTAAAATTATTCGCCAATTTTTTCGTGGTAATAAACCTGTTAAGGTTGAGATATGGGAAAATGATGTTTTAAATAAACAAATTGTATCAGTAAATGAAGCAAATAAAAGAGTTCTTGAACTCATTGGAATAAGCCGTGAAGATTTATTAAGATATTTTATAATTAGCCAAGATAATCATTATACTTTTTTTACAGCAAGCGATTCTGATAAAAAGGAAATAATGAATAGAATAACTTCGGCTGATATGATTAATCCTATAATTGAAGAACTCGATTTGAGATACAAAGAAAATAACGTTAAATACAAAGATATTAATGATAAGATAAGTAAGTTATCAGATAAAAGGGAATTACTTGATGAGCAAAGACGGGAAGTCCTTGCTAATGATAATACCGATGAAGAATTAAAGGAATTATCCGATAAAATAATAGAAGCTGAAGAAAATGTTGATAAAATTGATAATGATTTGAAAAAGTGGAATAAGATTATAGAAGAAAAAGATGCACAAATTAAATCAATAACAGTCGAAGATACAACTCAGTTTAAAAAAGATCGAAAGAAGTTGAAAGAAGAGATAGAAGAAATTGAGTTAGAACTTTCTGATAATAAAAAAACAGAAAAGAAACTTAAAGCTGAACTTGAAGATACAATAACTTGTCCTAAATGTAATTATGAATTTATTCATGAATCAGAGTTGAAATTATCTGTTGAAGATATAAAATTATTGTTGAAAGAAATCGAATCTGAAATTAAGGAACAAATTAAAATATATAAATCAAAAGATATAAAACTTAAAAATTTGAATGAAAAAATTAAGGAATATGAAATAGCTGAAGAACTTGTTGTAGAAATCGAAGAAGAAAAATCAGATTATAAAAGAAAAATTAAGAACAAAACTCAAGACCGTATTGAGTTGCTTGAAAAAATAGATAAATGGGAGAATGAAAAGAAAACTATCAAGAAACGAAAGAAAGATGATAAATTGCTTAACAGTTTAAACGAACGTATAGACGAATGTGATAAAGATATAGAGCAATTAGCTAAAAATTTATTACCAATTACCGAAGAGATAGAGACAATTAAGTTTTGGCAGTTCAATATGGGACGTTCAGGATTTATGACTTATCTTGCTAATAAATCAATAAAAATAATTGAAGGAATTACAAATAGTTATTTAAGAAAATTTAATGTTGATATTTCTGTTTTTATAAATGGATTTACTGTTTTAAAATCAGGAGAAGTGAGAGAAAAAATTGATGTGTTCGTTTTGAATGATGGTGTGACAGCAGAACAATTTATGTCTAAGTCAGGCGGAGAAAGAGATCGTATTACATTAGCTGGTGTTATTGGTATTCAGCACTTAATTAATCTTTCAACAAATGGCAGAGGTTTAAATTTATTATTGTTAGATGAATGTTTTCATGGAATGGACAGTAAGGGTCAAGAAAATATTATCAAAATATTTGAAAAAATGGGCATAACTATTTTAATGATAACACAGAATGTTAGTGAATCTTTTAATAATGAAAACACATTATATGTAATTAAAGAAAATGATGTAAGCAGATACATAAAAAAATAATTAAATATTATATGGAAGATAAAGAGTGGATAAAATTCTTAAAAGATAGAAAAATCATAGCGATCGATCCAGGAAAAGAAGGTGGAATTGTCGTTTTTTCTTTAGATAAAAATGAATTTATTGAAGTTATTCATATGCCTGAAACAACTCAATTTTTAGAAGAGTTTTTGAATAAATACAAAAATAATTCTATTTGTTATCTTGAAAAAGTAGGCGGACTGCCAGGAATGGGAGGTTCATCCATGTTCAATTTTGGTAAGGGATTTGGACATCTGGAAATGGCTTTAATTTGTAAAAAGATACCTACTATGGAAGTAACGCCTCAGAAGTGGCAGAAAGAGTTACAATTGGGCACGAAAGGGAAAAGAACTACTAACCAGTGGAAAACTAAATTAATGGAACGTGCTCAACAGTTGTATCCAAGTGTAGGGATTAAATTCAAATTTAAAACAAAACAAGATTGGACAAGAGTTTCTGACGCTCTTTTGATTTTATATTATGCTTTATTAATAGAAAAACATAAATAGATATGAGTAAATTTGTTTGCAATAATTCAAAATGTGTTAAATATGGAATTGAAGAAGAATATCTAACCAATTCATATAAAATGGTAGATGGAGAATTATTAAGTAATAATGCTCCTTGTCCTTCATGCGGTAAAATTAGAGAAGAAATTAATTTAAATCAAAATATTCCATTATCTGAAAAAAATATTGATATTGGTAGATATTCTTCAGCATCTCCAGAAGATAAAAAAAATATCTTGAAAAAACGTTCTCACGAACATTTTGAAAAGGAAATAAAACCTTTTAAGGAGTTTAAATTACAAGACACAATCAAAAATTTTAAAAACGCAGAAAAAAAATAATAGCTATGAGTTTAGAGAGTGTTTATTTCAAAAAAGATTATTATTATAAAGCTAAATTTGTAAACAAATGTATTGCTATTATAAGATTCTCAAAAGATGAAAAAAGAGTTAATGCTTACAAAAATTTAGTTTTTAAAATGATGAAAGATATTGTGAAAAAAAATATCT